AGCAGTTGCAGGGTCATCGTTAAACGACATAATAAACTTTCCACTATTAGAACTTCCGCTAAACTTTTGATATATTCTATTCTCTATTAATTGTCTTTGCTCTGGGTCTGGAGTTCCATTGTTAAAGTTAATTAACATCGAAGGGGCAAGTCCATTCATTATATTATTCAAATGGTAATTAGAAATCTCCTCTTCTAATTCTGCATATTGTAAACCACCTTGATAATCAACAGGAGAATAATACTTAAATCCAGCTTTGTAAGGTTTTATATAATAAATCTGAATAGGTTCGTTACCATAACCAAACGCTTCAATCCTTAAAGGTTTATCACTCTTTTTGTAGTTTGCCCAATCAGGGTGCATATAATATGCTTCAATCTCTCCTTTTTCATTACACTTTTCAGCACGTAACGTTTCAACTGGTATATGCTCTACTCTTGCAATGTTCTTTCTGTCTTTAGAATAAATAACTTGCATAGCACAATTACCCATTAACTTCAAATCAGATGACAATCTTCTCACACAATCATCGTGAAATAAGGTAATCATTTTAGCATACGCTTCTGGCTTTCTTGCAGAATCAGTTGCATCTAATCCTTTTCCAAAAATCATTTCAGACATACCATTTATGATAGCATTATTTGTAGCACTACCATTGTATCTGTCTATTAGAAACTGAAAATAATTATTGTCATCGCCATAAGCAACAAAGTTATCCATTTTGTTTTCTATAATCTTCGGACTTGTGTATGTCGATAAATTTAAAACTCTTAATTCGTTCATATTATAAAACTATAAAATCATTATTACCATCTTTACTTACATATTCATCTTTATTTACTGAATAGTAATTATTAGTATCTTGGTCGATTGTTTGGTCTGTGCAAAATATTTTATCCTTATAAATAATATCAGTACCAGATAAAATTGTTAAATCATAAAAGTTTCCCTCCTTTAAATCAAATATAGTATTTACAACCATATAATCTTTATCAGTAGTAGATACAATAGATGAAGTTGTTATTTCGTTTGTGCTATCATCTCTTAATTTAAGAGTAATATCAGCAACGTATTCTCTTGGAATAAACTTTAAAGTTTGATTACTGTTTGATGTTGTTAAAACTTTCATACTTATATATAGTCAATACTTTTATTTTTTGTATTAACATAAATAAAAAATCTATGCTTTTAAATAAAAAAAGGATATGCCTAAACATACCCTTAATTTAAAAACAAAACAATTCAGATTAAGCAGTTGGGTCTATTTGAGTTGCAGATACATCAGCAGTAATTGTTGCAGGAGTTACAAAATAAGGTGGGGCAGTTTCTTGAGCAACGATTGTCAAAGAATATCCACTTAAATCTCCCATTGCAGCACCAGTAGCAATTGAACCTCCGTTCACTTCTGCGCCGTGTTCTAAACCTACTAAAAAGAAATTTCCATTGTAATCCTCAACTGAAACGTGCGGTCTTGCGTGAGTGATTAATTTTAATTGCTCTTGAGTTGCTTTATCTTGGAAAGTTAAAGACATAGTTAAAGTACTTTCATAAAAAGTAGTACCATTTTCTCTTGAAGAGTTAATTGCAGTTTCTAAAGATGAATTTCCTTTTACTTCAAATTTGTACCAGTCAGGAGTTCCTGCTAATACTGTAATTTCTCCAGCTACGATTGTAGCCTCTCCTAGTGTACCATAATCTGCAAAGTAGATGTTTTTTATCCCACCTACTGCTGATTTACAAGGTACTTTTCTACCAGATGTTAATGAACAAGCCATATTTATATTTTTTTTTATAAAAAAAGGTAGGCAGATTAAATAACCACCTACCCTTTTTGTTGATTGTTAAATTATTAATTAAGCGTAATAAACGATATCAGCACCAAATACGTGTTGAACACCTCCAGAAAATCTCATTACCACTCTTACATTTTGTGAACCATCGATATCTGACATATCAATTACTTTAACTTCGTTTTGGTCGTTTAAGATACCAGTTCCGAAATACAAATTAGATTTTTCAGCTAATACCATTTTGTTAGAAGATAAACCTTTTGCTACAAAAATATTAATTCCTTCAAAAGATAAAGCACCACCATTGTACCATTGTGTTCCTTTGTTATCAACACCATTTGCACCGATTGTAGCAGCAAACCCACCTAAAGCACGAATGTATGCTTGAGCAACGTTTTGAGAAACATAAAGAGTTAAATCTTCTTTACCTAAAATAGCAGGAGCATTAGCAACTGCAGAATCAACTACTTTAGACATTTCAGCAATTACGTTTGCAGAAGTTACAGTAGTACCAGTTACATCGTTAACAGTTCCATCAGCAGCTAACTTAACTTCGAAACCATCAAATTGTCCACTTGTAGCAGTTGAACCAGCCCAGATGTTTTTCTCTGTTCTATCAGCAACTTTAGCAGCAACGTGAGCTATAACGAATTCAGCAAAACTTGGTGCTAAATTGTCAAATGCAGAATATCCCATTTGAGCAGCTTCCCAAGATGCGTGTAAGTCTTTTTTACAGATTTGTAAGTTAACTTGAAATTCCTCTGGAATCAAGATAGCTTCTGTTAAAGTTAAAGTTCCAGCGTCAGTTACGAAATCACAACTAGCATCTTTTACGATGTCATCAGTTGCTCCTTTTTGTAATACACTTTTAAATTTTACGTTTGGTAAAATTGTAATTGCCCCAGCGTCTAAAGTAGCCGCAGAAAGCAAACTTGCGGCAATATATTTTCCCGAAAATTCCCCGCTATAGGTTGTAGTTAAAGATACACTCATTTTTATTGATTTTTATTTATTGTTATTTATTTAGTTTACTCATTACTCTATCCATTGTAGATAAAGTTCTTTTTGATGCAATATTAAATTGCACTTTTTGTTTTACAACCTCTGCGTTTGTGTTGATTGGCTCAACCGCTGGTTGTGATAATTCAGCTAAAACTTCTTTTGGTAATTCAGAAGATAACTCTTCTTTTACTTGAGGTAGTTCTTCTTCTTTTTTAGGCTCTAACATTGCTTTGATTTCCTCAATCATTGATTTAACCTCTGCAAGTTCTTCTTTAGTAGCATAACCAATTTCTTCATTTTCATCTTCTTTAGCTTCTACTTCAACTTCTACTTCTGGTGTTTCTTCGCTTTCAGATGATTTAACCTCTTTGATTAAACCTTCTTCTTCAATTACTAAAACCATTCCGTTTTCTAGTTCGTATTCGCCCATAGGCAAAGCAATTCTTTCATCTTCCGTTACAATGAAGATTTCATTCCCAGCTTCAAATTTCTCTGCTTCCAAAACAGTTCCGTTTTCTAGCTTCATTTGTTCAAGTTTCACTTCTATACCTAAAAGTGTTTTAACTTGTTTTAACATTTCATTTGATTTCATATTTATATATAGTATTTAGATAATTAATTTGCATTTTCAGTAGTAGTTGATGTTTGACCTATCCCTTGAGCGTGTAAACTTCCATCGCAACACTTTGTTGAATAAGTATTGTTCTTACATAAACAACCTCTTTTACTACCTCTTGGACTTGTTAAACTTGGTGTTGAATTATTTCTTTTCATTTACCTTGACCTTTATATGGTTTCTTATAATTAGCACTTGATTTATTTACAGATGTTTTACTTTTAGCGTGAACACCTTTTCTGCTTATAGTTGGCTTCTTATAAACTGCAACATTTAATTGTTTAGCCATTACTTAAAACCTCTTTAATTTTAGATAGTAATAAATCAGATTCAATTTCTTCTTGTGATTTTAATTCTGCTTTTGGTTTTTCTATTTTATCAATAAAATAACCCTCTATCGAAAATCCTTTAACCTTTCCAGTTTTAACAAAATCATTCCAAACCTCATTGTTGTTTACTTTTACAGCACCCATCCAAGTACCTACTGGAACATTCATTCCGTACTTTCTAGATTTATCGTGTATCTCATCTTCAACAATCCAACTTTCAACTAAACTTAAACCACTCAATTCGTATTGGTGTTCTAATGTAGAGTTATTTTGATTACCTTTCATTAAATACATTTGAGATGCTTTCTCTACTGTTTCTTTTGAAAAGTAAATATAGTATTCATCATCTCCACTCTTTCTATAAATAGGTTTGTTTGGAATTAATAAAGCACCTAAAAGAATTTGTTTCTCTTTGTTTAGTTCTTTTAATTCTATAACTTGTGTATTTAAAGCAACAAAATCTTCTTCAATTGCAGGATTTTCTACAACGCTGATTGCTTCAATGCCTATTGAATCTACTTGCTCGTCTAAAATTAATTCGATAATGTTCATACTATTATATAGTTTATATGTTATTTTTTTGCATTTTAAATACTTGCACCACTTACTATGTTTCTATCCATACTTTGTGCAGTTGTCACATCGTTTGAAACTACATAAGCCTTAACTGGTTCTTTTGATTGCCCACCTATTGCATCTGCTAATTGATTTGTACTACTTGCACCTACAACGTTAAACGCAGGTGGAATACTTGGTGCAGAAGCAGTAGAGCCAGATATACTTGGAACAGAACCACCTGCACCACCAGAATTTGGAACTTTAGTAGAAGCTATCTTCTTTACGTTCGCAAAACCCGCAGTTACTGCTGCTCCTGCTGCTGCAAAACCTAAAGCTGGTCCAATAATAGGTATTCCTGCTAATGATTTATAACTATCCGTTGCAGATTGGTACGTACTAATAGTTGCACTTGCAATTGCTGCTGCTTTACCTGCTGCACTTTCTTCTCCAAGAATACTTGTTAAATTATTTAAACCTTGTGATATTACTTGTGATTTTTCTTGTTGTGTTAGTTTCTCCCATTGTATTTCATTTTTAGAATTGGTTTGATTTAATTTATCTAAAGCCTTTGTTTTAGCTTCTTCTAAAGCAACAGTAGTTAAACCTTGTGCCCTTGCAAGTTCTATTAGCTTATTGTAATGCTCTGTTGTTTTTTCTATTTCTAATAACCTACGTTCATCTTCTGTAACCGATTCTGCATCTCTTATTTGTTTCTTTAAATCGGCTAATTCTTTAGTTTTTTCATCTTCTTTAGCTTGTATTGCTTTTTTCTTTTCTTCATCTTCCTTGTCAAATATATCTTGTTGATTATTAATAGCATTTTTTTGTGACTTCCTTAAAGCTAAAACTTTTTCACTTTCTTCTCCGTAATATTTTTCAGCTAATTTTATTTTTTCATCATAATCAGCTTTTATTTCTCTTAATTGCTCTTTTCTTCTTTTATCTTCTGTGTCTATTAATGCTTTTCTTATTTTTTCTAAATCATCCGAATTTTGTTTTTCTCTTTCTTTAGCTTTATCTTCATTTGTTTTTTTTCTATCTACTGCAGCTTTATCAATTTGTGCTAATTCCAAATCAATTACACCTGTTAACTTTTTAGCTTCATTTATTTTATCTTGAATTTCTTTTTCTTTCTCTTTTGATTTTAATATTAAAGAATTAGCAGCTTTTTGCCCAAACAAATTTTTAACAAGTTCTTCTTCAGCTTTACGTTTACTTTCGTTTCCTTTTGCTAATTTTAATTGTGTTTGTAGATTTTCTAAATCTGCAATGTTTGTCTCACGTTTTAATAATAATTGCTTTTTATATTCAGCCGTTAGTTCTGCATTAAAACCATTTTTTAATTCCTCAATAGCTATTTGTTGTTTTAATAAATCTAATTGAATGGTTTGTGTTTTTAATTGTTCTTGTAAATTTTCCTCTTGTTTCTTTAATTCAGAATTTACACCACTTATTAATTCTTTAATATCATCCCAATAAGCAATAACTAACCCAAGAGAAACAACTAATGCCCCTATACCTGTAGCTATAAGTGCCTTTCTTGTACTCTTTAAAGAAAAGTTAAATAGTTTAGTAGCTTCAGCTGCATCTCTAACACGTGAAGCTAAACCACCTGTTAAACTGTCAAGTATAGCAATAGCACCACCATTGTCTTTCACTTCTCCGAAACCTGATGCTAATTTTTTCGCACTATTAGAAGAACTATCTAATGAACTTGACGTGTTATTTAAACTATCAGATGCATCTTTAGAAAATTTTGATGTATTATTAAGTTCTTTATTTAGTTTTTTAATATCATCTATTGCATTATCTGTTTTTGCTTCTAAATCAATTATTATTTTTTCTGCCATTTTATTTCTTGTTTAAGTGCTTTATATCCATCCTTTATTGTTACTGGTAGTTTGTATTTACCTTGTGCAATTCTGATATTCTCTGTCTCTCCTTTAGCGTGTTGCAATAAGAATAATATATTTTTTATCATTTTATACTTCGTTTAATAGTTCTAATTCAGATTTTCCATTTTCTAAATTTGTTGTTATTGAATTAATCTTATAAGAAACTCCACTAACTATAAAAGTATCTGAAAGGTTATAATTTAATAAAATCCTTAAAGGCAAATAAGCAGTTATTTTTATAATCCTTCTTTTTAAATTAAATACATCTTGGATGTAGTTTGAATAATAATTTTCAAACAAACTTTGTGTATTTACATTCGGATTCTCTCTTAAATTATATTCACTAACCTCTTCACCGAAATGTAATGACTGAACACTTAATGTAATCCCATTTTGATTTAAAGGTATGTAGTAATTAGTTAATCGGCTATGACTTCCATTTTCATTTACAAAAGATAAAGGAGTGCCTCCAGTTTGCATATTCGCATAATGAATTAAAGGCTTACCAATGTAAGGCTCTAAACTATCATCTACAAAATAACCATATTGAATTGTTGTTAGTACATTTGTTTCTAAATTAGGCAGCCTTTCGTATTGTATTTTTTGAAATGGCAATGTTACTTTATAAACATCACCCACCCAGTTTTGCTTCTCTTCTCCTTTATATTTTAACTCCCCAAACTGCTTTGCATTTAATTGATTAAATATTGAAGCTAAAAAAGTTTCATAATCTGAATATTCAAAATCAATTTGTTTATAAGGCAACGCAACATTAGCACTTGATTTATTTACATCAATAAATTTAGTTATATCATAAGATGCACCAGATGAGTAAAAACTATCTAATGTTTTAACCACAATAATACCATCTTCTACATAAGCAGTTAAATTAAACATCTTAAAAATACCAGTTAGAAAATCAATTACTTTTATTTCAGGTAATTGTTGAGTTGGATAAAAACTAAAGGTTGCAGGAATTAAAACGCTTGTAGCAGTAAAACTTTCACTAACTGCTCCTTGTGTAAATTCCCATACAACAGATGAGAATGTAATTGAAAATTCAGAAATTAAAGTTATTGAGTAGTTCCCATTATGAACCCTACCCAAGTCAACCGTATAATTACCTACTAAATTATTTTCTTGCTCTAAAATCTCTCCATCTTTATAAACGATAACAGAATAAGGATTTGTTGATACAGTTGATATTATTACTTCTGAAAAAGTTGGAGAAGAAACATCTACGGATATTGTAGTTCCATCTGATTCTATGTTAGAAATACTTAAACTTCCCACATTAAAATTATTAACCACTTTCGAAAATGTTTGAGGTGCAATTCCACTTTCAACATTTCCCTTCTTTCTATGCATCCACATATAAAGATTATGCCAAGTAGAATTTGCATCGCTAAAAAAATCAGAACTAAATTGAATGTTGTAATTTTCTTCTATTGCTTTTATAATCAAATGCAGTCTTATGGAATATTTTAATTGACTCCATAATACTCCGTGCTCGTTACCAATTCCAGAATGATAGTAAAGGTTGTTTAAATCGTCAGGGGAGTGTCCACTTGCACTATCATAAAACAATCTATCTGTGTGAGTTATTAAAGGAGTAATAATAGCGCTTGTATATGTAACCCCTCCAACAGTTTTATTAAATCCGTTTTGAAGATATACTCTTACATAAGTATCATCATAGGTTACAGTAAAATTGTCCAACCAACTTAAAGCACTTAATTTATCCTCTCCAACTAAATCTTTTAAATTTACTGTTTCTCCAAAAAAAGTAATTCTATAAACATCTGCTTTATTATTTTTTAAGTCAACGCCATTTAATTGTATAAAGCCATTTCTAAAAGGTAAACTATTCAATTCTATGTTTGCAGAAACTTTTACACGTGCATCAAAACCATTTTCAATATCAAAGTTATAATAATGTTTAAATATTTTATTATTAACTTTTGAAGCTGGTACTGTAAATGATTTAGAGAAGTCTGTAAATATCTTTGCTGGGTCTTTTGCATTCTGTATAGACTGCGTTAAACTTACAGATTCATCTTTAAACATATCCACTCTTTGACCTT